ATATTATTTTTTTATATACTTTATGTATTTATAAAAAGTAAAAATATATAGTATAAGGATTTAACCGTTACCGTTACCAACCGTTACCGTCAGTATTTATAAGGCTTTCAAGGCATTTTTTGCTAATTTTTAACCGTTACCTAACCGATACCAAGAAAGGATAGGTGAAAGTGATGAATAATAAAAAATTGACTGCACGGCAGTATTTAGGACAGTTACAGGAACTTGATACTAATATCAATCAGGACTTAGAACGCCTTGAAGATATGAAAACCAATGCTTGCAGTACAGGCGGTATTGATTATTCTGCTGAAAGAGTGCAGACAAGTTCAACAAGTGACAGTTTATGCAGACAGGTCACGAACTATGTTGATTTCAATGAACAGATAAACAGGGAAATTGACAGTTTTTCAGATGCCAAGGAACAGATCATCAAGCAGATAAGAGGTTTGCACAATGCAAGGTACTCACAGGTATTGTTCAAGGTGTATGTGCAGTTCAAAAGTCTGAAAGTCGCATCAGGTGAAATGGGTATGTCATATCAGTATGTCAGAAATCTTCACAGGGCAGCACTTGCAAGGTTTGAAGAAACCTATGATAATCTGCATTACTTAACTTGATGTGCATTTACTGTTACTTAAAGTGACAAAAAAGGCGTTTTATGATAGATTTTGTTGTTTCAAGTATATTGTGTATTCTTGATTCTAATGATACAGTGTATCTTGACAAGATAGGAATTGTGAAGAAGCGGTTGCTTTTTCATAGTTCCTTTTTTGTTTGTGCCGATATTTGCACCCTGAAATGTTTCTGTTTCAGGGATTTTTTATTGCAAAAATACATGAAAGGGGTGTTGTTGAATGGCAAAAACGGCAAAATTAACTGAAAAACAACAGCGTTTTGTTGATGAATACCTGATTGACCTTAATGCAACACAAGCAGCCATTCGTGCGGGTTATTCGGCAAAAACAGCAGATCAGCAAGGTTCAAGGATGTTGGCAAATGTCAAGGTTCAACAGGCAATTAGTGTTGCAATGGCAGAACGCAGCAAAAGAACAGGAATCAATCAGGACAGGGTTGTTTTAGAACTTGCCCGCATTGCTTTTGTGAAGATGACAGACCTTGTTGACAGTCACGGAAGAATAAAAGACGGTGCATCAGAAGATGACCTTGCTTGCATTGAATCCGTGAAGTACAAACAGTCTGAATCAGAAACCGGGTCAAGTGTTGAAAGGGAAGTCAAGATTTCACCAAAACTGAAAGCACTTGAATTACTTGGTAAACACTTGGGTATGTGGAATGACAAACTGGATGTGAACATCACGCAACCTATTGTTATCACAGGTGAAGATGCCCTTGAAGATTAGGCGGTGATTGCCTATGGTAAAGAACCGCATTTCTTCACAGTATGTTTTTGGGTATCAGAAGTTTATCCTGTACCCGGAAGATTACAAGGTTACTAAGTCCGGCAAGAAGAAAGTGCGGTTGCCTGAACTGGTTGGTAAGGGTTACGGTACTTTTTGGCGTTGGAAAGGTAGATATAGGGTATGTAAGGGTAGCCGTGCATCCAAGAAATCAAAGACAACTGCCCTTTGGTACATCACCAATATGATGAAGTACCCACAAGCAAATACCCTTGTGGTCAGGAAAACATTCAGGACACTGAAAGATTCCTGTTTCACAGAATTGAAGTGGGCAATTCACCGCCTTGGCGTTGATGCCTTTTGGGAAATCAAAGAATCACCACTTGAAATGACTTACAAACCGACAGGTCAAAAGATTTATTTCAGGGGACTGGATGACCCCCTGAAAGTAACATCAATAACCGTTGATATTGGTTGTTTGTGTTGGATGTGGATTGAAGAAGCGTATGAAATCAGCAGTGAAGATGATTTCAATATGCTTGATGAATCAATCCGTGGTGCTGTTCCTGACGGTTCAGGACTGTTCAAGCAAATAACCCTTACACTGAACCCATGGAATGAACACCACTGGATAAAGAAGCGGTTTTTTGATACCCCTGATGATGAAACCCTTGCAATGACCACCAATTACAAGTGCAATGAATGGTTGGATAAGGCAGACTTGAAAGTCTTTGAAACCATGCGGAAGCAGAACCCAAGGCGTTACAAAGTAGCGGGTCTTGGTGATTGGGGTATTGTAGACGGTCTTGTCTATGAGAACTGGGAAGAAAAGGCGTTCAGTGTTGATGAAGTCAAGAAGATAAGCGGTGTCAAGTCTGTATTTGGTCTTGACTTCGGTTATACAAATGACCCTTCTGCACTGTTTTGTGGTTTTATTGACCAGTCAAGCAAGACCATTTGGGTATTTGATGAAATGTATCAGCCGGGTATGAGTAATGAAGCCATTGCCGAACAGGTGCAACGGATGGGATATGTGAAAGAGAAAATCACAGCCGATTCAGCCGAACCAAAGAGCATTGACCGCTTGCGTGAACTGGGTCTGAAAGGAATCAGGAAAGCAAGGAAGGGCAAGGACAGCATCAACAACGGTATTGACTTCATTCAGGACTATCACATTATCATTCATCCAAGATGTGTGAATTTCATCACAGAGATCAGCAACTATCAATGGGACAAGGATGCCAAGACAGGCAAGAAACTGAACCGTCCTATTGATGACTTCAATCACCTGATGGATGCAATGCGTTATGCAGTTGAATCTATTGTGAAGGGTGATGCTTTCAGTTTTGACTAAGCAATTACCGGGTAGAATACACGGCATCAGCAACCGTTTTTTTTGGACGGTAGGAAACGGTTGTCAAATGCTTACTCCGGGGCGGTTGCAACAGGTGACCGCCTATGATGCCTGTATAACTACTTTTTGAATAAAAGAAACAAATTAGTAACAACAACCCTTGAAAATGCAGTGTTTTCAAGGGTTTTGATTTTATTATGCAATGAAAGGGGTGATTGAACAGTGTTCAGTTCCTTTGTGGATGCAATCACTTTGAAACTAAGTAATTTCATACTGGAAGGGGCAAAATCCCACATGACTGACTTGGAATTTCTTGAAAAAGAAATCCTTGCTTGGAAATGTTCACCCCGTAGGATGATGCAGATTAAGGGATTTCTGTATTATGACGGTGACCATGATGTGATTCACCGCAAGCGTACAATGATAGGTGAGGACGGCAAACTTGAAGTTGTTGAGAACTTACCAAACAACCGTATTGTTGATAACCAGTATGCAAAAATGGTGAATCAGAAAGCCAATTACCTGTTCGGCAAGCCGTTCACATTAAACGGTGACAATGAACAGTACATTGAACTGCTGAAAAAGGTATTTGACAAAAAGTTCATGCGAACATTAAAGAGTGCGGGCAAGGCTGCATATAATGGCGGTATTGCTTGGCTATATCCTTATTACAATGACCGGGGTGAATTTGCTTTCAGGCTTTTCCCCGCTTATGAGATTTTGCCGTTTTGGAAAGATTCTGAACATACTGAACTGGATTTCTTCATCAGACTGTATGTGTCAGTTGCTTATGACGGCACACAACGGAAGTTCATTGAAAAGGTTGAATTGTATGATCTGAATGGGGTTCACCTGTTTATTCTTGATGGCGGGAAATTGATTCCTGACGTTGTAAACAATGAAACCGCAGACTTCCCACACGTTACAATGACGGATGCTGCCGGGAATGTTCAGGTGTTCAACTGGCAGCGTGTTCCCCTGATTCCATTGAAAGCCAATGAACAGGAAACACCGCTGATTAAAAAGGTCAAGTCATTACAGGATGGTATCAATGTGATGCTGTCTGACTTTGAAAATAATATGCAAGAAGATGCCCGGAACACCATTTTGGTATTGAAAAACTATGACGGTACTAATTTGGGTGAGTTCAGAAAGAACCTTGCAACCTATGGTGCAGTAAAAGTCAGATATGACGGTGACACCAAGGGCGGGGTTGAAACCCTTGAAATCACAGTCAATGCAGACAATTACAAGACCATTGTGGAAATCTTCAAGAAAGCCTTGATTGAGAACGCAATGGGTTATGATGCCAAGGATGACAGACTTTCAGGAAATCCTAATCAGATGAACATTCAGTCAATGTATTCTGACATTGATACAGATGCCAATGATACGGAATCAGAAGCACAGGCAACAATGGATGATGTGCTTTGGTTCATTAACTGTCATCTTGCCAATACTGGACAGGGTGACTTTGAAGGTGAAGAAAATGGGGTTGATGTGGTATTCAACCGTGATATGCTGATGAATGAATCAGATATTATTGATAATTGTCAGAAGTCACAAGGAATCATTTCTGATGAAACTATCATCAGTATGCACCCTTGGGTGGATGACCCACAACTTGAAATGGAACGCCTGAAAAAACAGAAAGAAGAAGCACAGAAAGAAATGCTTGCACAGTATGACCCGTTTGGTACACAGAATGATGACCCTGACAATAAAGGTGACCCGTCAAAGGGAAGTCAGGGCGGTGAAGTAGATGAATAACGGTGAATACTGGCAGAAGCGTTTTGAACTGCTTGAACAGGCAGCACACCAACAGGGGGTTCAGTGCTATGCGGATATTGAAAAACAGTACCGACAGGCACAGAAAACCCTTGAAGGTCAGATTGCTGTATGGTATCAGCGTTTTGCAGATAACAACGGGGTAACCCTTGCAGATGCAAAGCGTATGTTGACGGCAAAGGAACTTGCTGAACTGAAATGGGACATTCAGGACTATATCAGGTACGGTGAAGAAAATGCAATCAACGGTACTTGGGTAAAGCAACTTGAAAACGCATCTGCAAGATTTCATATCAGCAGACTGGAAGCCTTGAAGTTACAGACCCAACAGAGCATTGAAGTCATGTTTGGAAATCAGCTTGATTCCATTGACAGCACAATGCGGGATGTTTACAAGTCCGGCTATTATCACACAGCCTATGAGATTCAGAAGGGTGTAGGTGTTGGTTGGGACTTTTCCGCACTGGATGATAAGCAGATCAGCAAGGTCATCAATAAACCTTGGGCGGTTGACGGCAAGAATTTCAGTGAAAGGATATGGGGCAACCGTCAGAAGTTGGTCAATGAACTGAACAACACCTTGACACAGAACATCATCTTGGGAAAAGACCCGCAGAAAGTCATTGATGAAATTGCCCGGAAGATGAACACCTCCAAGACCAACGCCGGGCGGTTGGTTATGACAGAAGAAGCCTTTTTCAGCAGTGCAGCACAAAAGGACTGTTTTGCTGAACTGGATGTTGAAATGTATGAGATTGTGGCAACCCTTGATTCCCACACTTCGGATATATGCCGGGGGATGGACGGAAAGCATTTCAAAATATCAGAATGGAAGGTTGGGGAAACTGCCCCACCTTTTCATGTTCATTGCCGTTCAACCACAGTACCATATTTTGATGATGAATTTGATGCTGTTGGTGAACGTGCTACACGGGATGAAGAAACAGGCAAGACCTACTTTGTACCGGGCAATATGACCTATAAGGAATGGGAAAAGTCATTTGTCAACAGTGGTGATAAGTCAGACCTGAAAGCGATCAATACTGATGATAGTGCCATTGCGGAATATACTGCATCAAGAAAAGAATATGATACACAGGTTCAAAGGTTGGCTGAACTTGAAAAAGAAACAGATAACGCACTTGACGCATATATGGATGTTATGGATACCCCGCAAGCAGCGGAGTATGAAGCGGTATTTAATAAAAAATTTGATGAAACTGAAAGTCTAAAACAGATTGTTAAAGACTTGAAAGCAGCATTATCAGGAAAAGAAGCAAAAGCCGTCAGACAGGTAGAAAAGAACCTTGCAGTAAAGACAGGTATACCGATAGATAAAGTAGAAATGTCAGGATTGCAGTATGATACCGCTGATATGATATTTGGTTCATATAAAACTGTACTGAATAAATATCCTGAATTAAAAGGACAACTTGCATCTTTCAAATATGACGGTGCAAAAGGTAATGCCTATGCAAGTTGTAGAACACTTACAGGGGAAATTCAAACACACAAAATGTTTGCTAATTATGATAAATTAGTACAAAATTATGCAAGTGATGTTGCAGCCGGATTTCATCCAGTAGGTACAGATCACAACAGCATCATTGTACATGAACTTGGTCACGCCTTAGATGGCTATATGACAAAGAAGAAGTTATTGGGTGCTGATTATAATTCATATGGAGTTTTACACAGTGCAAGCCAAACTGCAAAGGATATGACATTGAAATTCTTGGGGTTTGATAGACAAGAAATTGCGATTGAATTAAAAAGCCAAGGTTTGACACTATCCCAACGGCGTGATATTCTGAATGAAAGAGAAAAAGAGTTCATAGCAGAACACATTAGTAAATATGCAGCAGAAAACGAAAAAGAATTTTTTGCTGAATGTTTTGCTGAATATGTAACCAGTGATAAACCAAGAGAAGCAGCAAAAATCTTTGGTGAAATTATTGATAAAGCATTAGGAAGGTGATGTTTGTATGATTCCTGTAAAAAGAAATATGACCCAAGAGGAACAAAAGCAGTTTCACATGGAAATGTACAAGAATGAAAAAGAAGGCTTGATTGCTTTCTTCCATGAACAGAAATATGATGAAAAGCATCTGAATGAATTTCTGATAAATTCTTTGAAACAGGATTTTGAAGAAGAACTGAAAGAAGATGGTTTGTTATAAAGCACGGTCAAATAGCCGTGCTTTTTTCATACCTTAACAAGTTATCAATAGACCTGTAATAATTGCTATATGGCGGTTATATGAGGTCAGAAAGGGGGATAAAAGGCACATGAAAGATTATGTAGAAGTAAATGAAACGAAATGTAATGAAGTACACAACTGTATGTGTACAAAAGAAAAAGACGGAAAAACATACTGCCGTGGTTGTGGAAACGTTCAGCCTAAGTCATAGAAAGGTTTGGTGATCCTGATTATCTCCCAACTATGGGTTAAATAGTATTTTTAAGGCATCCGGCAACGGGTGTCTTTTTTCTTGCGGGTTGTCAAGCGTAAACCGAACAAAACCAATCAATCATGTGGGAGTAACCCCGTATAAAAACGTATTTGAAAGGATGGTATAGAAATGACAAGAAAACAGTTAGAGGATTTAGGACTTACTAAGGAACAGGCAGACAGCATCATCAAAATCAACGGTGATGACATTGAAAATGCAAAATCTGCATCTGCTGCTGAAATTAAGAACTTGCAGACAGAGGTTGACGGACTGAAAACACAGGTCGGTGACCGTGACAAGCAGTTAGAAACCCTGAAAGTATCAGCCGGGGACAATGCAGACCTGAAAAAGCAGATTGAGGACTTGCAGACAGAGAACGCCACAGCCAAGGCAAACTATGAATCCGAACTGAACCAGTTGAAAATTGATTTTGCGGTTGAAAAGGCACTTACTGGTGCAAAGGCAAAGAACATCAAGGCGGTCAAGGCTTTACTTGAACTGAATGATGCCAAACTTGACAAGGACGGAAATGTCAAGGGACTGGCTGAACAGATTGAGAAGCTGACAAGCGGTGATGATACCAAGTTCCTGTTTGAAGCACAGAAGCAGACCAAACAGCAGAACTTCAAAGGTTTTCAGCCGGGAGCATCAGGGGAACAGAAACCGGGTGAGGGTGAAAAGGTCGATTTCTCAAAAATGAGTTATGACGAACTTACCGCTTACATGGAAGCAAACCCGGATGCACAGATTTAATTTGATGAAAGGAAGGTAATTGAAACATGGCAAAATTTGATGCTAAAAGTTTTAACGAAAAGGCGTTCGGTAAGTACATGAGTGCAATTCCGAACGTGAAACTGAACAAGTTGCGTGAATCCCGTGCAATCGTTGGTGATGCACGACTTCGTGACACATTTGTGAACAACTCACAGACTGGTACTGTATATGCAGTGCTTCCGTTCTTTGGTCTGCTTTCCGGCACACCACAGAACTATGACGGTGTTGACAATGTTACACCGGGCAAGACTGACACCTATGAACAGGGTGTTTTCACTTACGGAAGAATGAACGGTTGGACAGAAGCAGATTTCAGTTATGATGTAACTGGTGGTACTGACTTCATGGCAAACGTAAGAAGTCAGATCAATGACTACTGGAACAGTGTAGATCAGGATGTTATCCTTGCAATCTTAAAGGGTATCTTTTCAATGTCTGCAACTGGTTCAGGTGCAATCAAAACTGCTAATGCAGCATTTGTTGAAGCACACACTTATGATATTGCACAGGCGGGTGCTGAACACACTGATGACACTATGAAGATGGATGCAACCACACTGAACAGTGCCATTCAGAAGGCTTGCGGTGATAACAAGCAGAAGTTCAAGTTAGTTTACTGTCACAGTGCAGTTGCAACTAACCTTGAAAACCTGAAACTGCTTGCATACTTAAAGTACACGGATGCACAGGGCATTGAACGTGACCTTGAAATGGGTACTTGGAACGGCAGACTGGTCATCATTGATGATTCTTTACCTACTAAGGTTGTTGAAGCTGTTGCAGAGGACACAGGAAAAGGTATTAAGGCACAGGATGCATACACAGAGTACACAACTTATATCCTTGGTGAAGGTGCTATTGGATTTGAAGATGTGGGTGCAAAAGTGCCTTATGAAATGGTGCGTGATGCTAAGACAAGGGGCGGTGAGGACACACTTATTTCCCGTAAACGTCACGCTGTTTCTGTTGCGGGTGTTTCTTACACTAAGGCAAGTCAGGCAACCAATTCACCGACTAACGCAGAGTTAGAGAACGGCAAGAACTGGTCACTGGTTGCCTCTGATACCAAGACCATTGAACACAAGGCAGTACCTATTGCCCGTATTATTTCCCGTGGTTAATTTCTGATCGGAAAGGGTGGTTGCAATGTTTAATACTGATACAGTAAAAGAACGGTTGAAATCACTTGGTTATGAGGTCAAGGCAGATGAAGAATTTGCATTGACCTTTTGTGTTGAGAAAGTACGCAGCACAATCAAGAATGAAATCAACTGGTCTGATGTGCCGGAAGGACTGGAACACATTGCTGTTGATATGGCAGTGGGTGAATTTCTTCTTTTCAAGAAAACCTTTACACCTGATGACCTTACCGGGTTTGATTTAGATTATGCTGTCAAGCAGATTCAGACAGGGGACACCAACACAGTATTTGCAACTGGTGAAGGTTCAATGACCCCTGAACAAAGACTGACTTCTTTCATCAATTATCTTTTATCTTACGGAAAGGGTGAATTTAATTCATTCAGGCGTATTAGATGGTGAAGCAGATGAAAGCAGCACAAAAGGCTGCAAGGAAAGCCATTGAAGCAACCTATTTTGGTACTTTGACGGTGACAGAGCATCAAACAGTAAAAGATGAAAAGACAAAATTAACAAAGTCAGTTGATGTGGTGGTTTTGCAAGATGAACCTTGCAGACTATCTTTTGAGAAGATGCAGACGGCGGTACAGTCTGAATCAGCAGCAACGATTGTTCAGGGGGCAAAGATATTTGTTTCACCTGACATTTCCATAAAAGCCGGGTCAAAACTGACAGTGACACAGGACAATGTGACCACAGATTACACCCGCAGCGGTGAATCAGCCATATACCCAACGCATCAGGAAATTATGCTTGAACTGTTCAAGGAATATGCGTAAATGGGGAAAATGGGAAAATTTGACTGCAAAGGTCTGAAAGACTTTCAGCAGCAGTTGGAAAAATTACAGAATCCTGATGACTTTGTGGAATCGTGTGCAAAGGAACTCGCTGCCCGGTTGCTTCGGTTGGTTGTCAAGCGTACACCAGTCGGACAGTACCCGGCAAGTTCAGGCAAAAAAGGCGGTACATTAAGGCGTGGTTGGACTGGTCAGAAAAACGGTTCAGCAAAGGAATATGCTGACAGTCTTACGGTGAATCATTTTGGTGACACCTATGTCATTGAGATTGTGAACCCGGTTGAATACGCATCTTATGTTGAATACGGACACAGGACAGCCAATCATTCAGGTTGGGTCAAGGGTCAGTTTATGATGACCATATCTGAACAGGAATTACAGAGAATTGCCCCAAAGGTACTTAAAAACAAAATCAAGAAATATTTAGGGGGACTTGGAAAATGATAAATTCAATAATTGAAGCAATCAGCGTTTCCCTGAATGGAGAATTTGGGGATGACTATGAAATTCACATGGAAGAAATCAAGCAAGGTTTGAAAGAGCCTTGCTTTTTTATTGCTTGCCTGAATCCTACTAACAACCTGTTTATGGGTAAACGGTATGAAAGAACCAATCAGTTCTGCATCCAATACTTCCCAAAGTCTGATGAAGTGCAGCGGGAATGTAACGGTGTGGCTGAAAGAATGTATGACTGTTTGGAGTACATCACAACAGACGGTGATACAAAACCAATCCGGGGTTCAGGAATGAATCATCAGGTGGTTAACGGTGTTTTGAATTTCTTTGTCAATTATGACTTTTTCACGGTCAAGACAGAGGACAACACCCCTATGGAAACCATGACGGCAAGCACAGGCGTAAAGGAAGGTGGTTGAAGATGGCTGCAAGAAAGACAGCAACAACGGGAACTGCTGCAAGGTCTGAACAGACTGAACCAGTGTTCAGCAAGGAACAGATTCTTGCATCTGACCGCTATGCAAACAGAAGGGATTTGGTGGATGCCCTTCTTGATACAGATAAAAGTTACACCTTAAAAACTGTTGACAATTTGATTGATAAATACATGAAAGGACAGGTGAAATAGTATGGCTTTAGGTGGTGGTACATTTACCGCACAGAACAAAGAACTGCCCGGTGCTTATATCAACTTTGTATCGGCTGCATCCGCATCCGCTGCATTGTCTGACAGAGGTATTGCAACAATGCCCCTTGAACTTGACTGGGGTATTGAAGGGGAAGTTTTTGAAGTGACCAATGAAGATTTTCAGAAGAACAGCCTGAAACTTTTTGGTTATGCCTTTGACAGTCCTAAGATGCTTGGTCTTAATGATCTGTTTATAGGTGCAAAGACCTTATACACATACCGCCTGAATGGTGGTGGTGAAAAGGCAGCGAACACATACGCAACTGCAAAGTATTGCGGTGTTCGTGGTAACGATTTGAAGATCGTGATTCAGAAAAATGCAGATGATGCAAGCAAGTATGATGTTACAACCTACTTTGGTACGGTTAAGGTTGATACACAGACAGTTGCCAAGGCTGCTGATCTTGTGGCAAACGATTATGTAACATTCAAGGCTGCTGATCTTGCTGTTACAGCCGGAACACCTTTAACTGGTGGCACAAACGGCACGGTTGACGGCACGGCACATCAGGCTTACTTGGATAAAATCGAATCATATACCTACAACACTATGGGTGTTGTGGTTACTGATGATGTTACCAAGAAGTTATATGTGGCTTTCAACAAGCGTTTGCGTGATGAACTGGGTATCAAGTTCCAGTTGGTTATTTATAACCTGTCTGCTGATTATATGGGTGTTATCAGTGTGAAGAACAAGGTAACAGATACAGGATGGTCAGAAGCAGCACTTGTGTACTGGGTAACTGGTGCAGAAAGCGGTTGTGCGGTCAATAAGTCTTGTCAGAACAAGAAATATGACGGCGGTTTCACCGTTGATACCAATTACACACAGAATGAGTTGAAAGCAGCAATCAAGGCGGGTGAGTTCACTTTTCATAAGGTCAACGGCGTTGTCCGTGTGCTTGAAGATATTAACTCTATGGTGACCACTTCGGACACTTGCGGGGATGTATTCAAGGACAATCAGACGATCAGAGTTATTGACCAGTTAGGTAATGATGATGCAGTCCTTTTTAACACTAAGTATCTTGGTGTTGTTCCAAACAACGCATCAGGCAGAACTTCCCTTTGGTCTGACTTGGTGAAAATCCGTACACAGTTACAGGAACTTGGTGCTATTGAAGGGTTCACTGATTCTGATGTTACGGTTGCACAGGGCGATTCCAAAAAGGCGGTTGTGATTACATCAGCAATCACCGTTGTGAACGCTATGGGTAAACTCTATGAAACGGTTACGGTTGCGTAAGAAAGGGGTGAAATAAAATGCCGAATGTAACAATGAAAGCAAGGGACACTATTGCAGCAAAACTTGCTGAATGTTTTATCACAATCGGAAGTAGAAGATACAACTTCATGCAGATGATTGATATGGAAGCAAAGGTTGAGAAAACCAAGACTACTGTTCCCCGCCTTGGTGCAATCATGGCGGGTCATAAGTCATGTGGTATGGAAGGTACTTTTTCCGGCACGGCACACTATAACCAGTCAGTTCTTCGTCAGGCATTACTTGACTATAAGAACACTGGTGAGGATGTGTATTTTGAAATGCAGATCACCAATGATGACCCAACCAGTGATGCGGGCAGACAGACGATCATTTTCTATGACTGCAACACTGACGGCGGTGTGTTAGCAAAATTTGATGCTGACGGGGAATACCTTGATGAAGAGATTGAAGGAACATTTGAGGACTTCTCAATGCCTGAATCTTTTGCAAACCTTACGGGTTTTCTTACTAACTAAGTAACAGAACCCCTTGTGTAGCTTTTATATAAAGCCATATAAGGGGTTTTTTCTATTCATTGATTAACAGGAAGGAGAACAACAAAATGTCAAAATTTAGTGCATTTATGAAAGAGAATAAAAAGGTCAAGGAGAATGAAAAGTTTGCACCTACTGCTTCACTTATTGGTGGGGACGGAACACCTATCAGATGGGAGTTCAGACACATTACATCAAAGGAAAATGAAGCGTTACGTGATGCAAACACCATTGAGGTACAGGTTACTGGTAAACCTAACCTGTTCAGACCTAAACTGAACACTTCAAAGTATCTTATGGATATGATTGTAAAGGCAACTGTTTTTCCTGACCTTTATGATAAAGAGTTACAGGACAGTTACGGTGTTATGACACCTAATGATTTGGTGTATGCAATGGTGGATGATGCCGGAGAAATGCAGGACTTCCAGTTATGGATGCAGAGGTTTCAGGGATTTACCAAGACCCTTGATGAAAAGGTAGAAGAAGCAAAAAACTAATAGAAGAAGGGGATGGTGAAGCAAATTATGCTTACTATGCCCTTCTTAAATTGCACATTCTTCCTTCTGTATTCTTAGAAATGGACGAACAGGAAAAAGCCTTTGTGATTGCTTCAATCAAACTGAAAGCCGAACATGACAAGAAGGAAAAGAAAAAGGCAGAAGCAAGGGCAAAGAAAAAACACTAAGAAAGGACGGTGAAACGGGTGTCATCAATTCAGACAGGTATTGAACTTAATGACCAATTCAGCGGAGTGTTGAACAACATCATCAGTTCAGTGAACCTTGCCGTGTCTGCAATGTATGAGATGCAGCAGTCAATGAACGCTGATATTGATACAAGCAGCATTGAAGGGGCAAGGGATGAAATCAATCAGGCAACTGCTGCCATTGAAGCAATGAATCAGGCAGCAAGCCGACAGACCGCACCTGATATTGCACCGCCTGTTGTGGATGGTGGAAATCAAGAACCGATTTCTGTACCTGTTGACCCGGTACTTCCTGATCCTTTGGTTGAAAATCCTGAACCAATCAGACCTGAAATTCAGCCAAACGCACCGCCTGACCCTGAACCCGTAGAAATCCCGGTCACATGGAATACTGATGGGATGGATGTGTTCACAGGAACAGGTGTTGAACGATTTCAGCAAGAAGTTCAGAGTGCAAACGATATGTTGAACACACTGAATACCACACAGGCAAGGATTTCACAGACCGCACAGGGAATGGATATACTGCCGGATGCAGCAGTTCAGGATATGAACACCATGCAACAGCGGTTATCTGCAATTCAACAGCGGATTCAGCAGATTGAGAACAACCCGGTAAATGTTGGGGCAGACAATGCAAATGCAGAACTGGAACAGTTGCGTATGCAGTTGAATCAGGCTATTCAGGAACAAAATTCACTGAATCAGGCAATGCAGAACATGGATGTTTCTGCTGCCAATGATGCCTATTTGCATTTGTCACAGACTGTTGGCAACACAGAAAGGTACATCCGTGACAATGTGGATGAACAGGGGCGTTTCAATCAGGAAGTTTCAGCCGGAACACAACAGGCAAATGAACTGACCAATACCATCAAACGGGCAGTTGCAGCCTATGTCAGTATTCAGTCAGTTGGGAAAGCACTGAACATTTCAGACGAACTTGTTCAGACAACATCCCGTTTGAACATGATGAATGACGGGGTTCAGACAACCGCTGAACTTGTCAACATGGTATATGCAGCAGCACAGGATGCAAGGGGTTCATTCAGTCAGATGGCTGATGTTGTTGCCCGTTTTGGTAACAATGCAAAGGATGCGTTCAGCAGTTCAGAAGAAGTTGTTGCTTTTGCTGATCTGATTCAAAAACAGATGACGATTGCCGGGGCAAGCACCCAAGAAGCAGCAAATGCAGAATTGCAGTTATCACAGGCACTTGGTTCAGGTGTCCTTCGTGGTGATGAATTGAACAGTATCTTTGAACAAGCACCTAACCTGATTCAGAACATTGCGGACTATCTTGATGTTCCAATCGGTAAGATCAGGGAAATGGCAGCGGATGGGGAACTTTCCGCTGATGTAGTCAAGGCAGCAATCTTTTCTGCTGCTGATGACATTAACAGCAAATTCAATGAAATGCCTATGACTTGGGGGCAGATGTGGCAGTCAATGCAGAACACCGCACTGATTGCATTTCAGCCTGTTCTTCAAAGATTGAACGATTTAGCCAATAGTGAAGCATTTCAGACTTTCATTCAGGGTGCTATTGAAGCAATGGCAACCCTTGCGAATATCCTTTTGAATGTGTTTGATTTGGCGGTGTCAATCGGTACTTTCATAGGTGATAACTGGTCAATCATTGCACCTATCGTATATGGAATTGTGGCAGCACTCACAGCATACATTGCTATTTCTGCAATCGTGGCAGCAATTAACGGTGTCATGGCAATGGCAGAAGGTGTCAAGGCTGCTGCTCAAATGATGGCAACAGGTGCAACATTTGCAGAAACCGCAGCACAGCAAGGTCTTAACGCTGCACTGATGGCTTGTCCTTTAACTTGGATTATCATGCTGATTCTTGCGTTGATCGTGGTTATTTTTGCCGTATGTAATGCGATTGCAAAAATGACAGGTATTGCAAATTCAGGGTTCGGTGTGATTACTGGTGGTGTGAACGTGGTGATTCAGTTCTTCAAGAACTTGGGTCTAACCGTGGCAAACATTGCCTTGGGTATTGGAAACGCCATTGCAGCACTTGCATCCAATATGATGACGGCATTTCACAATGCAATCTGTTCTGTTCAGTCATGGTTTTACAACCTGTTAAGCACGGCACTTTCAGTAATTGAAGGTATTTGTTCAGCACTGAATAAGTTACCGTTTGTTGAATTTGACTATTCAGGTATTTCATCCGCAGCGGATGACTATGCAGCCAAAGCAAGTGAAGCAGCCGGAAACAAAGAAGATTACCAGTCAATCAGTGATGCGTTCAATGAAGGTTTTACAACCTTTGATGCATTTCAGGACGGTTGGGCATCAGATGCGTTCAATGCGGGTGCAGCATGGGGTGACGGTGTTGCTGACAAGGTTTCAAATTTCAGTTTATCGGATGTATTCGGTCAGACTGATATTCCTAATGTTGGTGACTACACATCAGGTTTCAATGATGCAATCGCAAATTCCGGCATTGGTGACGGTGTTGGAAGTATTGACGATAACACAGGTAAAATCAAGGATTCTTTGGATGTTACAGAAGAAGATTTGAAATATTTGCGTGACATTGCAGAACAAGAAGCCATTAACAGATTCACAACCGCAGAAATCAATGTTGATATGTCAGGTATGCAGAACACCGTGAACAGCGGTGATGACATTGACGGTTTTATGACCAAACTGACAGACAGCGTGAATGAAGCGGTAGACAATATGACGGAAGGGGTGCATGAATAAATGGCAAAAAGCGGATATGATATGTATTTTGACAAATGCCTGTTTCCTGTAACCCCTGAAAAGATAAGCATAAAAATCAATGGTAATAACAAGACGGTCACCCTGATAAATGAAGGTGAAATCAACATCCTGAAAAAGCCGGGGTTGACCGACATTGAGTTTGAAGCAGAAATCCCGCAAGTGAAACATCCTTATGCAGTATATAAGAATGGTTTCAAAGATGCGGGTTATTTTATGGATATTTTTGAAGGGTTGAAAACGGGCAAGAAACCATTCCAGTTCATTGTGTGCAGACAGACACCCGTGGGGAAAAAACTGCTGAACACCAACATGAAGGTTTCCTTGGAAGATTACAAAATCACAGAGGAATCTAAGAACGGGTTTGATTTCAAGGTCAAGTTCAATCTGAAACAATACCGGGACTATGGGACAAAAACAGTCAATATCAAGATTGCTGCATCTAAGCCAAAGGCAAGTGCAGAACCCAAGCGGGAAACGAACAATTCACCCGCCCCGGCAGCAGCACAGACCTATACGGTTGTGCGTGGTGATTGCTTGTGGAATATCGCAAAGAGATTTTACGGCAGCGGTGCAAAATACACCGTGATCTACAACGCAAACAGGGGTGTCATTGGTGGCAACCCTAACTTAATTTATCCGGGACAGGTTTTGACCATTCCGGTAGCATAAGAAAGGGGTGTTGTTCAATGTACGTTGAACTACTGGTTGGGAATGAATCAGGAACAAAAGTATATCAGCCTGTTGTTCAGGAAGGTATTGAATGGTCAACAGAAAGAAAAAACACCCCCGGCAAACTGGTCTTCAAAGTCCTGTATGACAACATTCTTGATTTTTCAGAAGGTAGTCCAGTCAGGATGAAGGTGGACGGTGGCAATGTATTCTTTGGTTTTGTGTTCAAGCAGCAGAGAACCAAGGACAAAATCATTACTGTCACCGCCTACGATCAGTTGAGGTACTTAAAAAATAAAGATACCAAGGTCTATGAAGGAAAGACGGCAAACCAATTTGTGAAAATGATTGCAGATGATTATGCCCTGAACCTTGGCACACTGGATGATACCGGGTATGTCATTGAATCAAGGGTTGAAGAAAATACTTCACTGTTTGAAATGATAGCAAATGCCCTTGACCTGACACTGACCAATACCGGGGAAATGTATGTGTTATATGATGACTTTGGGAAACTTACCCTGAAAAGCCTGTCATCTATGTATGTGGGTGTTCCGGGGGCGTACCTGATGATTGATGAAGAAACCGGGCAGAACTTTGACTATACTTCATCTATTGATGAAAACACATATAACAAAATCAAACTGACCTATGATAACAAGGACACAGGAAAGCGTGATGTTTACATCACACAGGATTCTTCCAACATTAACAAATGGGGTATCTTGCAATACTTTGACACCTTGCAGAAAGGTGAAAACGGACAGGCAAAGGCAGATGCCCTTTTGAAACTTTACAATAAAAAGACCCGTAACCTGAAAATCACTAATGCGTTAGGTGACAACAGAGTGCGGGCGGGTTCAATGGTAGTCATTAACCTTGACCTTGGTGATATAAAACTGAAAAACTGGATGCTTGTTGAAAAGTGCAAGCATACCTACAAGGAAGGTGAGCATTGGATGGATTTGACACTTAGAGGGGGTGAGTTTGTTGCCTGATGCAAATGAACTTGTTGAAACCATAAAAAGGGCAGCCGTGGAAGCGGTTGAAGCTGGGAAACCCGTGAATGTGTATTTTGGTGAAGTGGTGAGTGCTTCACCACTGAAAATCAATGTTGAACAGAAGATGATACTGGGTGAAAAGCAGTTGATTCTTACAAGGAATGTGACAGATTTCAGCACAATGGTAACGGTTGACTGGACTTCTGAAAGTAGTCTTTCCACACACAACCACACGGTAAAGGGTGATAATGGCAGCGGTGGAAGTATTGACCTGAATACTGGTTCAAAGAACCTTGCACACACCCACAAAATCACAGGAAAGAAGAAGATCACCGTACACAACGGCTTGGCGGTCGGTGATGAAGTTATCCTGATAAGACAGCAAGAAGGTCAACGCTTCATTGTTGTGGATAGGATAGGCAAATGATTCCTTCAACCGTTGGTTTTCTTGACCAAGATTTTGAAATTGAAACACAGCCAAGCCTAACTTACAAAATGGATTTAGACGGTGATTCAGTCCGTGGACTTGTGGACGAACAGGAAGCAATGAAACAGATGATATTCAGAACACTGCAAACAGAACGGTATCAGTACATCATATACCCTTGGTATTATGGTATTGAAACCCTTGACCTGTACGGTGAACCTGTTACTTGGGTGTGTCCTGAATTAGAACGCAGAATCAGTGAAGCGTTAGCCGTTGATGAAAGAATAACAGGTGTGACAGACTTTGAATTTGACCTTGAAGTCAAGGGAGTGGTTCACGCCTATTTTACTGTAAAGACAATTTACGGTGACATAAAAGCAGACAAGGGGGTGAATATTTAGAATGTATGAAGATCAGACTTATGAAATCATCCTTGAACGGATGCTGAACCGGGTATCTGATAAACTGGATAAAAGACCTTCTTCACCAGTCTATGATCTGCATAGTGCAACCGCCATTGAATTTCAGATTTTATACATTGAGTTGGAATATCTGATAAAAAATTCATACGGTGACACTGCTGCAAGGGAATTTCTGATTTTACTTGCAAAGGACAGGGGACTTTCACCTGAACCCGCAACCAAGGCGGTCTTACAGGGTGAGTTCACACCAACAAACATTGATGTTACTGGAAAGCGTTTCAACATTGGTGAAATCAACTATGTTGTAATGGAACAGATCACACCGGGAACATACAAAGTACAGTGTGAAACAGAAGGTGTTATTGGCAATCAGTACCTTGGTGACATGATACCAATGGAATACATTGACGGCTTGCAGTCTGCAAGCCTGACAAGCGTGTTGATTCCGGGTGAAGATGAAGAAGATACAGAAGTTTTTAGACAGCGTTATTTTGACAGCTTCAATGAACAGTCATTTGGTGGCAACCGTGCTGATTATATGGCAAAGGTAAAAAGTATTGAAGGTGTTGGGTCATGCAAAATCAAGCGTGTTTGGAATGGTGACATTCGCCCGGCTGATATGATTGTCAGTGCAGCGGTAAAGAACTGGTATGAATCTATCAGTCCAACAGTTCCGGTAGCGGTCAAACCTTGGCTTGATGCCGTATTCAATGCAGCCAAAGACAAGAAACTGACGGTTGGCGGTACAGTTCACATTGTCATCACTGATTCAGATGATTATGGTGAAGCAAGTTCAACACTTGTTCAGAGTGTTCAACAGACACTTGACCCGGAAGAAAACGCCGGGGAAGGTTACGGACTTGCACCAATCGGTCATGTGGTCAGTGTGGCAAGTGCATCACCTGTCACTATTGAAATCAAGACCACAGTAACCTTTGAAGAAGGTCATAACTGGTCAAACACCAAAGCAGCCATTGAAGAAGCGGTCAACGCTTACTTTTTGGAATTAAGGAAAAACTGGTCAGAAAGCACACAAACCATTGTCAGGGTATCACAGATTGAAAACCGCATCTTGGGTGTTGACGGTGTAATTGATGTATCCGGCACAAAACTGAACGGAACAGCAAGCAATATGACCTTGACAGAATTTGCAATACCAAAGTTAGGGGGTGTTTCTGCATGATAAGAGAAGTTGACCTTGTTTCATACTTACCGCCATTCATGCAGACTTACAAAGAACCCGTTGCAGCACTGGAAGCGGAAAACCCTGAATTTAGTATTGTTTGGACTGCAACTGACAGGTGTTTGCGTAACCGCTTCATTTCAACTGCTGATGAATATGGAATCAGCAGATTTGAAAAGATGCTGAAAATATACCCAACTGCTGATGATACCCTTGAATCAAGGCGTTCAAGGGTTCAAAGCAAGTGGTTCAACACAATCCCATACACTTGGAAAGTGTTGCTTCAAAAATTGCTTGTCCTTTGCGGTGACAGTGATTTTGAAGTGACTGGTGATTTCAAGACCGGGTACACACTGTATATTGACACTGACCTTGAATTATATGGTCAGGTGGAAGAACTGGAAAATATCATAAACACAATGATTCCTGAAAATCTTGTGGTTGTATCTAAGAACAGCATCCCTTGCAACATCAAAGGTGCTGTTCTTTTTGGTGGTGGCATCTGCTTCATCAATGAATTTATCATCACAAACGATTTCCGGGAAGTATTTGATGTGAACGGTTCATCAGTCTTTGGTGGTGGAATCGTTCAGACTGAAATGCTGAACATCACAAATGACAGTCAGGAAACAGTGAGTGTTCAGGGTACAGTGAACTTTGGTGGTAAGGCAACAGATACCGCAATGGTAACCATTTCAACAGATTTTAATGAAACAATCCGGGCAGATATGGATGCAAAGGCAGCATCCGGCGTTGTTCAGGTAGACTTCATTGAGATAAAAACAACATAGAAAGGAATGATAAGATGGCAGAGTATTCAAAACTTTACATCACAAACAATGGTCAGGCACTTATGGCAAAGATGATTGCCGGGTCAGGAAACATTGATTTTACAAAAGTATGTTCTTCCAGTACCCAGTATACTGAAAGTCAGTTACAGGCATTGACCGCACTTAGCAACATCAAGCAGACAACCCTTGTTTCCAAGGTTACCCGCACAAATGAGGTTGCAATCAAAATTGATGCAGCATATTCCAATGTAGACCTGAAAGAAGGTTACTATATGCGTACACTTGGCTTATATGCCGTTGACCCTGGCAAGGGTGAAATCCTGTATGCAGTCTGCATTGAAAAGTCAAATAACTGTTATATGCCACCATATAACGGTGTTACGGTATCGGCTGCATACTTACAGTTATATACCACAGTAGGCAACGCTGACAGCGTATCACTTGCAGTCAGTCCGGGTGCGTATGCAACGGTTGGTGACATTCAGGCACTTGAAAAAGAAATTGCTGATCTGAAAGCCTATGTTGGATATTCAGACGGTGACATTTATGGTGTTGAAGTGGACTTTGAAAACAAGAAGTTCACAAGACTTGCCGGGGCAGTAAACCGTTCAGCGGGTTCAGGGTTTGACGGAATCAATGCATTTGGTGGCAGAAAGCGTTGTAACCTTACCAATGACGGGCGTGTTGCTGCATATTATGGTGAAGTCGGATTTTCCACTACTGGAAAACTGACACAGGCGGTTGACCGTAACCCGATAGGTACTGAATCACCTGATGAAAACCTGAAATTCAGTGCCGGGACAATCGTTCAGGTAATGGTTGAACAGCCAAAGTTTTATTACAAGGTTGTACCGCTTAAAACTGAAAAGAGAACCAAGGGGGCAATCACAAGAAAAATCAGATACTATGTATCAGATACACCAAAGGCGGGATTCAAACTTCATCCGGCGTTCATTGTAAATGGTCAGGAAAATGATGTTGCATATCTTGCAGCCTTTGAAGGTTCACTTTGGGATGCATCTGCATCAGCGTACATTCTTGATGATTCACAGGTTGCTGACTTTGCTGCTGATATGTTATGCAGTATTGCCAATGCAAAACCGCTTTCAGGACTTACACAGAACGCAACCCGTGCCAATATCAGAAAACTTGCTGAAAAACGTGGTACTGGTTGGGAACAGGGTGTTGTTCAGACGGCATCCGCTTCACAGATGCTCATGCTGATTGAATATGCAACCTTCAATATGCAGTCTGTCATTGGTAACGGTGCAGTTTCAAAGACTGATGACGGTAAAACATCCATGACAGAAAATACAGGTGCAACGATCACCCTTGGTAATGCATCAGGTTCAGTTGTCAACGCTAACGGTATTCAGATTGTGTCATACCGTGGTGAGGAAAACTTTTGGGGCAACATTTGGTGGTGGATTGATGGAATCAATCACTATGCAAATGCAACCACAGGTGAATGTGATACCTATGTTGCAGATCATGGTTTTACTGATGACAGTAAGGCAGCACCTTATGAAGATACAGGAATGTGTGCAAAGTATGGAAACGGTTATATTTCCGCTTTCTGTTATTCAGAAGATTTTGATTGGTTGTTCTTACCGGGTGAGTTCAACGGAAACACCGCCCTTCCTGTTGGTGATTATTGTTGGAATCAGAACGGTACTGGTTGGCGTGTCGCTGGATTGGGTGCTAGTTGGTATAGTGGCTTGTATGCCGGTGCTTTCTGTTGGACTCTGTATAGTGCTTCTTCTATTCGTGTTCGGACTGTCGGCGGTCGGTTGGTGTATCGAAAAAAGGTAGCAGCATAACAGATAACCAGTAATTCACATAATTTTAGGTAATCAGGATGCTAAAGATGACGATTTTCAAGCAGAAAGACGATAAAAAGACAAAAAACCAATGTCACTAAATTAGGTGCTAATTGGAATAATGGCTTGAATACCAGTGCTTTCTATTGGAATCTGAATAATGCTTCTTCTAATCGTAATCGGAATATCAGCAGTCAGTTAGTAAATGCACAAATATCACTTGAAACACCCCGTCAGAAATGGCGGGGTGTTCTTATAAATCAATGTACTGAAAACTGATTACCGTGCCACTTGGCAAAACATCAAAATACATGGGCTGTATTAGTAGACCGTCACCTGACGGGTTGAAAGTTCGGTTCAGTGCATACAGAAGGGAACAGACAAGCGTGAAAAGGTATGGCAATCTTTATGAAAAAATCTGTTCAATGGATAACCTGTATCTTGCGTTTCAACACGCAAAGAAAGGCAAAGGATGGTACAAGGAAGTTCAGCAGATTGAGAAAAGACCATACTACTATTTGGCGGGTCTGCAATGGATGCTTCAAAACCATTTATACAAAACTTCGGAATATGCCACTTTTACGAAAAAGGACGGCAAGAAGGAACGGGAAATATACAAACTTCCATTCTTCCCTGACAGAATTGCACAATGGGCGGTTTTACAGGTGATTGAACCGCAGTTATTAGCGTATTTCACTGATGATACATACAGTGCAATACCAAACAAGGGTATTCATGCAGCATACAAGAAGTTACGGTTGGCGGTTGACACCGTGCCGGAAGAAATGATCTATTGCTTGAAAATAGACTGTAAGAAATTTTACCCTTCAATTGACCACGAAACACTAAAACAGAAGTTCAGACGGAAGTACAAAGACCCTGAACTGCTTGAACTGATTGATGAAGTAATTGATTCAATCAGCACTTGTCCGGCAACGGATGAAAACATTGAATTTTATCGGTCTTGTGGTAATGAAATCAAGATAGTGAAGGTAAACGGCAAGGACTTCATTGAAGGTGTCGGTATTCCAATAGGGAATTACTTTTCACAGTATGACGGCAATTTCTTCCTATCAGGTTTTGACCACTGGATAAAAGAAGTTAAGCGGGTAAAGCACTATTACCGTTATATGGATGATATTTGTATTTTTGCAAGAACCAAAGAAGAACTGCATCAGTTGCTTGCAGAAATCAATGAATACTTCATACAGAATTTGAAATTAAGAATAAAAGGGAACTATCAGATATTCCCTTCATTCATCCGGGGTATTGATTTTGTTGGGTATAGAATATTTTTGAACAGTACCTTGTTGAGAAAATCCACCTGTCAGGAAATGAAGCGGAAGATGACCAACATCAGGAAGAAAGTTGAAAACGGTCAGGAAATGAACTATTCAGAATGGTGTTCAATCAATTCCTATAAGGGTTGGTTGAAACATTGTGACAGTTCCCATTTATCAGATAAATATATTGTGCCTATTCAGCAATACGCTGATGATTATTATACAAACCATATCAAGGCAAAGAAAAAGAAGAAAGGCGGTAAAAAGCATGAAAGAGTACGGAAAAGTACGCAGTACAAAGCAGCCTGAACAGAAAGTCATTGATGACTATTCAGTTTGGGTTGCTGCAAACATCACCCCGGTCACAGAAGCCGGGACAGATGAACAGCCGGGGTTCACTGGTTATGAATATGACCTGACCCAGTACACCAAGGATGAATACATCAAAATGATTGATGACAGGAACACATCCTTGGAAGATCAGATGACACAGGCACAGGAAGCCATGTGTGAAATCTATGAAATGATGGCATAAGGAAGGGGTGAGAATATGGCAAATATTTATGCAGCACTTATCATTAAGGGTAAGAAGTCAATCAATGATGTTCCTGACAAGATCAGGGATGAAGTCAAACAGGTGCTTATTGATGAAGGACACCCGGAACTGGCAGAAGGTGATAACTGATGTTGTTTCAGTTCATCATAAAAATTTTATTTAGAAAGGATGTGGAATCTATGGCAGTGATCTATGCAACCCTTATCATTAAGGGCAAGAAAACCTTTGCTGATGTACCTGAGAAAATCAAGGACAAAGTGAAGGAAGTTCTGATTGACCTTGATTGCCCTGAATTAGCAGAGTAATCAGCAGACAAGGAAATTATCACAGGAACAAAAACAACCGCTATATGCCCATTATATGAGGTCACAAGCGGTTGTTTTTATGTTCAGAAAGGACAGAGAAAATGAAACAGACTATTTGCAGTGTATTAGGTGTGATTGGTTCAGCAATCGCATCTTTTTTTGGTGGTTGGGATGCGGGACTTGCAACCCTTCTGATTTTCATGGGACTTGATTATATTTCAGGTCTGATTGTTGCGGGTGTATTCAAGAACAGTCCCAAGACAGACACAGGTTCACTTGAAAGCAAGGCAGGGTGGAAAGGTCTTTGCAGAAAGTGCATGACCCTGATTTTTGTATTGATTGCGTACCGCCTTGATCTTGTCATTGGCACAAATTACATCAGGGATGCAGTGATTATTGCGTTCATTGCCAATGAAACAATTTCCCTTGTGGAAAATGCGGGTCTTATGGGGTTACCACTCCCGGCAGTTATCACCAAGGCTATTGATATTTTACAGAAAAAGACAGAAAGTGAGGGCAAATAATTATGGATAAGCAGACATTTATTTTACAGATTGCAGCTTATGTTATCAAGTATGCTGCACAGTATGGTATCAAGGTACACAGTCCAATCATTGCACAGGCAATTCTTGAAAGTGGTTGGGGACAGTCAGGTCTTGCAGCCAAGTATCACAATTACTTCGGTTTGAAGTGTGGAAGTGCTTGGACTGGTAAGTCTGTCAATATGGCAACATCAGAGGAATACACACCGGGGGTTCACACGAACATTCGTGACAACTTCCGTGTGTTCGATTCTATGGAAGATGGTGTCAAGGGTTACTTTGATTTCATCAACTATTCAAGATACGCTAATCTTAAAGGTGTAACTGACCCACAGACTTATGTGGAGAACATCAAGGCAGACGGTTATGCAACATCAAGTACCTATGTCACAAACCTGATGCGTGTTATCAGGGACAACAACCTGACACAGTATGATGGTGCTGCACCACAGACACCTTCAAAGTCAGTGGATGAAGTTGCACAGGATGTTATCAACGGCAAGTATGGAAACGGTGCAGACCGTAAGGCAGCAGTTGAAGCAGCCGGGTACAACTATGATGAAGTTCAGGCAAAAGTCAATGAAATCTTGGGTGTAAGCACTACACCAAAGAAATCTGTTGACGAAATTGCACAGGAAGTCATTGCCGGACAGTGGGGAAATGGTCAGGACAGAAAGAACGCACTTGAACAGGCGGGTTATTCTTATGATGAGATTCAGAACAAGGTCAATGAACTTTGTGGGGCAACGCCTAAGAAATCCATTGATGAAATTGCAAGGGCGGTCATCCGTGGTGAGTATGGCAACGGTCAGGAAAGAAAAGACAAGATCACCGCAGAAGGTTATGATTATGCAGCAGTACAGGCAAGGGTCAATGACCTGATGTAATCTGTTACTAATTTGTTACTAAATAGCGGGATTTTGTGAGATTTGCGGAGATATTCAAAACTGAACTTTTCAGCAAATTCAAGCAAAAAGCGTGGTTTTATATCAGTGAAATTTATGATATAATGAATATATCAAAATAGCATTTTACATTTAATGATAAAAGATGTATAATCTCTGTTAATGAAAA